CCATAATTTTGAAGCAGGGGATATAATTTTATTTGGTGACACATCTACATTTACAGCTATTACAAATTCTAACTTTGGCGCTGCAGACTTTTGTGATAAAAAATTTATGGTAACAAGTGCTCCAACAGGAACTACAATTACTATTACAATGCCAAGCAATGAAACAGGAAGTGGTGCAACCACTTCTGGAGGTATAACTTATTTTCAATATTACCACGTTGGTCCAGCTGAACAGGTTGGAGTTTTTGGTTATGGTATATCACAGTGGGGCGGTACAGTTACAAACCCACAAACAACAACTTTAAATGGAGCATTAAATGCTGACTCTGCTGGAACAGGTGGAACTGGAACCACGATTAACGTAGCGAGCACCACGGGTTTTCCTAGTTCAGGAACAAATTTTATACAAGTAGATAATGAAGAAATATCTTACACAGGAACCACCGCTACTAGTTTTACAGGAATCACTAGAAATGTTAGGGGAACAACTAACGCCTCTCACAGCAATGGCGCAACCGTTACTAATTTTAGTGCTTACTCAGCCTGGGGTCAAGCAGCATCGACCACGGATAAAGTAGCTGAACCTGGTTTGTGGTCTTTAGATAATTTAGGTGACACACTTATAGCTTTAATTTTTAATGGAGAATGTTTTGAATGGAATTCAAATTTAACAAATGCCGTAACAACAAGAGCAACTATTATAACAGGTGCACCAACAGCGTCACGTGACATGCTGGTGTCAACACCGGATCGTCACTTAGTATTTTTTGGAACAGAAACAACTATTGGTGATAAAACTACTCAAGATGAAATGTTTATTAGATTTTCTTCTCAAGAAAATATAAATGACTACACACCCACAGCTGAAAATAGCGCTGGTACACAAAGACTGGCCGCTGGATCACGGATCATCGGAGCTGAACTTGGTAGAAATGCAATTTATATTTGGTCTGATACTTCTTTATTTACTATGAGATTTGTTGGAACTCCATTTACATTTGCTTTTGAACAAGTAGGTACCAACTGTGGATTGATTGGTAAAAATGCAGCTGTTGAAGTTGATGGTGCTGCGTATTGGATGTCTGATAATGGTTTTTTTAGATACACTGGTAAACTAGAATCAATGGATTGTTTGGTTGAAGATTATGTTTATGACAATCTTAACACAACATCTAATCAAATGGTTTATGCAGGAATTAATAACTTGTTTGGTGAAGTCACATGGTTTTATCCAGAAGCTAACTCTAACGTAAACACTCAGTCGGTTACATATAGCTATTTAGATTCTACTGCTAAAAGACCTATATGGTTTGTAAATGCAAATAGCTTATTTATTAGAACTACTTGGCAAGATTCTGCTGTGTTTGGATTACCACATGCAACTCAGTACGATGCTGATACGGATACATCTTTTGATGTAACAGGAAATACAGAGGGAATTTCATATTACTATGAACACGAAACAGGTGTTAACCAAGTAAGACTTGGAGTGACTACAGCTATTCCAGCTAACATTACATCAGGTGATTATGATATTACACAAAAAGTTGTAAGAGGAGCTGCAACTAATTTAGGTGACCTTAGAGGTGATGGTGAAAATATTATGAGAGTTAGTAGGATTATTCCTGATTTTATATCTCAACAAGGAAACGCTGTTATACAACTAGATTTAAGAAATTATTCTAATGATGCAGCAGCCAGCTCATCACTTGGTCCTTTTACAGTAACAACTTCTACAAGCAAAGTTGATACAAGAGCTCGAGCAAGAGCTATAGCCCTTACAATATCAAACACTGCAGTAGATACTAGTTGGAAATTAGGAACATTTAGGTTAGATATACATGCTGGAGGAAGACGATAATGATTGATAAAAGAATTAGATTTCAAGTTGGTGGTGGAGCTGACATGAGTACTGAACCTAGTAGCACTGGTAAAGGTAGAGATAGAGATTTTCAACAAAGAGGTGCGAGTAAATCTGATTATGCTAGAACAAGTCAAAGCAACAGACCTAGTTCTAATGAAAGCAACAGACCTAATCCTCAAAGAGATAGTGGGCAATCAATTGATACATATATAACTCCAGACCAAGTTAAAGCTAGCAGAGAATTTAAAAGACAGCAAGACGAGCAAAGAAGTAGTACAGGAGGAGGACTTAACACTTTAGCAAAAACAGCACTTAATTTTTTAATTCCAGGATCAAGTTTTATTAACAATCAAGGAATACAAAATACACTTGGAGATTTTAGACAAAAATTTACAGGTTATAGAACTCAAGCAGAATACGATGCAGCTAGACAACAAAGAAGAAATCTTGATAGAATTCGTACAATACAAAATACATTAAACAGAAAATATGCTGATGGAGATTATAGTAATACTAATTTAGATGAAAGACTTGCTGGTTTACAATCACTTATGGGAATTGTTCCTAATGATGCTTCTTCTTTAAGATCAGATCTTGATTTTAGTAATGAGCTTGCAGAAGCAACGCAGGCAACACCACAAGAAAATGAATTTAATTATATGTATAACATAAACGATATAGCGTCTTTAATAAATAACGCAGGACAATCACAAATGCCACAAGATTTAGATCAAATAGGAGAAGGTGCTGATTTTGTAAGTTATGATAAATTGAAAAACATGGGTCTTACAGAAGGACCAGGAGATGGAACAAATCCACAACTTGGAGAGTTAACAAGTTTCATAGATCCGCTTGCTACTATGACAGCCAAGGAAAGAGAATTAAAAAATTATTTTGACAGTCCTATTCAATCACAAGAAGGCATCATGGGTATAGATGGGGTTCCAACTGATTTAGAAATTTTTTATAAAAGATTTCCGTAATGGCTAAGATAGTACAAACATTAACTAGAGCAAGTTCCGAGTATGAGGAAGACGTGGCACAATCTTTAGTTAGAGATTTAGATGCTGTTCTTGAGAAATTAAACACAACGTTTCAAGAAGAATTAAAACAGGAGATAGAAGCTAGAAGTTTCTTTTTAGATTAATGGCAGTAGTAAATCAATATAAATTTGTAGGTATAGATAACAGCACAACAGGTGGTGCACTTACACCATTAGGAACTGGAAATCCTTTAGTTAGTGAAACTTATGTTATTAAATCAATACTCGTTACATCTGCTGGCACACCTACAGTTACTGTTACAAACAACAGTATTACAGCTATTAAATCTGTAGCCTTAACAGCCAATCAAACAAAAGAATTACTAACCCAACCTTTAATAGTAGAAGGTGGTAAAACTTTTACAGTACAATCAAGCAGCTCAGATTCGTTTGATGTAGCTATTAGTTATTTAAATATCAAGAAAGAGGTAACAACATAATGAAAGTATATGACGCAAAAGTAGAAGAAACTTATAGACATAAGGAAACTGGAGAGGTTTTTAAGGAAAGAAAAGACTGGGAAGTTAAAGGTTATAAACCAGAAGAAATGGCTCAAGATGTGAAAGTTATCATGCCACCTCTTGATTTGTTCGCAAAAACAAAGTAAACTGACAAAACCATGGGAATAGAAGATATACAAATTTCAGAAGAACTTGAGACTAACGCACCATCTATAAAATATAGAGGTGATGAGGGTCCCAAATCTCCACAAGAAATAGAACAAATGATGATGGCTCAACTAGAAGAAGAGTATCTAAAATACGTTGATGAAATGATAGAGATGGGAAGAGAGCCTATGTCTATGCAACAGTTTATGGAACAAGCTATGGCTGAAGGACAAATGGCCGGTGGCAATCCTTTACCACAAGATCCAACAAAACCAGTTAATCCCTTTCAACCAAAACCTACAGGACCGGTATTACCTGACAGACAGATGGCTGCTTACGGTGGTATGATGGGTGGTGATGGTAGACGTAGATATGGTCTTGGAAGTTTTTTAAAAAAAACAGTTAGAAAATTAATACCAAACGAAATAGCAAAAGCTGCAGAAGTTGCAGCACCATTCGTTGCACCGTTTAACCCACTAGCTGCAGCAGCTATGTCAGGTATAGGTGGCTTTGATAGAACAGGTAGAATAGGTTCATCACTTAAATCAGGATTAAAAAATTATGCCATGGGTCAATTTGCTAGAGGTATTGGTGGTGGTATGGATAACTTACAAGGTTTGTCTTTAAAAACAATGCCAGGGAAAGAAGGTTTTGGTTCTTATTTTAGTAGTCCTATTCAAGACACTGGTGGAATTGGTAAAATGTTTCAAGATAAATTTTCTACAAGTGGTGGAAGTATGGCTGAAGGTGTTAATGAAACAGAA